GGTTGTTTTAAGGCGTAAACCTCAGACTATAAATGCGCCAAATTCCTCTACCCAGCTCTCCCATCCTCCCCAGGGGGAGGAGCAGGAGGCTCCAAAGAAAACGTCGAGACCACAGGTGGGATCGTGATGGGCGGATCAAGAGGAATAACCGGGATAGTCGTCGAGACAGTAAGTCCAGACATCATTCCCCGCATTTCCTCTGCCAGCCTCAACACTGGATCCTGCACGGGTCCATCGACTGCCAGGGAGGACCGCAAAGAAACACCAGCTACAGTGGCCGCGCCCTGAGGATCGTTCATTCGGGACGGAATCGGATTCGACAACCTAATGCGATACTTCACACGCACTCTGCCGACGACTCCTCCCAGAGATGTTTCTGCTGTCGAAACCAACCAGCAAGGAACATAGGTGTCGCAATCATTAGGATCCAAATTCTCATACTGAGTATGTGAAATATAGGAATACCTAGGCTTGCCAAATTCACCAGTGTTCACGCTAGTCGGAACGCAGAGATTACTCCAAGGGGGAGAAGCGACATTGTTGTGGAGGCACTGAGCCTCGATTGCATCAGTTGGGGCCGAGTCCCAATCGAAAATCCACCCTAGAGCCACTTCACCATTGATTCCAGTTCCCACAGACGTCTGGAAGTAGGCAGTTAGGGATTCCCACTTAAATTGTGAGAAATTCTTAGACACACCATCCAACCAAGCGAACTGGGAAGGGATCATAGGATCACGCGTGGCTCGGAAAGAACCACCCTGAATTGAGCCCAAAATTTCCTCATGAGAGATAATGAGCTCACCGGGGTTCCCTCCTGAATAAACAGGAGGCCGAGCCACAACAGAGGCTCCAGCGGACGCAGCCATAGTTTGCCGCGCTAGGATGCTACCCCTGGGCCTAGTGGCCCGACGTCTAGCTCGACGCCGTGCAGTAGCAGGGGTCCTCGCTACCACAAGTGGTTGTTGTACAACTCTAGAGCGAACCACCATAGCTCTAGAGGTTGAAGAATTACTATTATTAGAACGAACTAAGGCCAAACGGGCCTTCTGAGATGCTGAAAGAGTCATAACGCCAAACGCCGTAAATAGAAAACTTTATAGCCCCACCGACACCTGAGCCACGTACTCCGCGATACGCCCAAACAAAACGTCTTTCTCGGGAAAATGCCGAAGCTCCATTCTAAGACTGTGTAGAGTCTCATCCCAAACTGGTGTCCCAGGAACCTTAGAGAATAGTCGATACAACATTTTCCCTACGTTCACCGGAACTCCATAGGTATTACCACTCCACAAAGTCGAACAGAACTCGAAATTTCCCGGACCGTCATTTTGTAGAACCTTAACACGAAAGCCCAACCGCTCCAATTCCTCCTTCGCGCCCTCAATCGGCTCAACCAGAAGATCATCGCCCATAGCCTTGACTGCCACTTCCCTCCGGACGCCAAGTGTGTATGCCACGTCCTGTTGTAAAGTGTAGTTACACGCACTGTTGTCCCTGGAGGTACGATAGGAGCCAGACTTTTGGACTCCATCTTCTAGCTGTTCCCACAATTCAGATCCTACGGAAAAGACGCCTCGAACCCAGGTTACAAATTGCGCTCTCACTAACCTGTAGTAATCCAGGTCGGCGTTGAGCACTGATTTACACCGGGCTATAGTGACGTCCTCCATGAGCCAACGCGGGAGGCACCAATCCCAACCTGAGATGTCTCCATGTGACGCGCAGGCGTTAACCTGCCAATCGTATAGAAACTCCTGGTCAGAATCTTGCAACGACATCCCCGGACAAAATGGAATATCCCTCCAGTTGGCTATCTCGACCGAGTGTGTAGCTCGGAAAAGCACACGCTCCACGAGTTGGTCAACGAGAGAAACCCCAGCAATGATCCTGAGACGTCCTTCCCGAATTTTCCTATCTGAATGGGGCTCGGCCTTGATAAAGGCACGAATAGGGTCTTGGAACCCACTCTGGACTAGCGCAAAAGCAGACATCTCCTCCAACTCCCCTGAAGAAACCGAAAGATAAAGAAGTAAACGCTCCACCACACATCGATACACAAATCCCCGATACGCCTCCAACACCAACCCATTCTTGTTTCCCAGCTGCCCTAATGGAGTTCCCGGATGGCTATCCTTAACCACCATGAACTCCACGATCTTATCGAGGTTGATCACCTCGACAAGTCGTAGGACCGCTGAGTCAGACAAGGGTCCCTCGGTCTCAAGGAGCTCTCTGGCGAGCGCCCCAAAAGAGACCAAAGTTCTCTGGCCAGCAGCTCCAACTCGCGTATCCTGTCGGCGGAAGCCTGTAGGCGCAGTTGCAGGTTTTGTCGCCTGCGTGCACCTTTGGATTCCCCATCGGCGCGATTCGCTTGTGGGCTCGGCGCGG